ATCGTTAAGCTACGATAGGGAACGATAAACCGTATAACGTTAACGTTATCTGAAGATGGATACCAGAAGATAGAATTATCATCGTCATCTTGCAGCCCATCAAAGTCGTCGTAGTCATTGGTCACCGATGCCCATAGGCCGTTAGGTAAAGAACGTGTGTTCGCAAAGATAGCCCTGTTCTGAAAAGATGAGCACTTGGAAGGCCAGCCTTTCTCGTCACTCCATGCGGGTTTAAAAAGAAGAGAACGGTTTCCAGGGATTCCTGCTGTGTTCTTGAATGACTCAAGGATATCAATACAAATGACCGTGGAACTCGTACGGCTAATAATTCTAGCTATCCCACCATTACCTGCAAACCCACCCCCTATGTAAGCGTTTGTAAAAATAGCAGGCGACGCACCCGATGCGGTTAAGGTTTGGTTAAATCCAGATACATCTCCAGGCGTGAAAGTAACAGCTGAGTAATCAACGTCGTTAAAATCAAACACAGGAAGGTTTGAGAAGGTGACGACACCTAAAGTCCAATCGTTTTTTATAATGGCCGTGCTTGTGCCTGTGCCAACACTCGTTACCGTAAATTTATTGGTTCTCGCTTTAGCGTCTTGAGCTGTTGCGTAAATTTCTGCAGTTGTCGTTGAGGTCGTGTACAAGAAGTAATTTTGATTAATCATTACTTGAGGTGTGGTCACAATTATCGTTCCGCCACTCACTCCAAAACTTGTTGGCAAAATAAGGTCAGCTGTAACTGCTGTGTTAAGCGTTATCTCATCACTAGCAGCCGCCGTAATGTTGTTTGGCGTAACGTTCTCGTCATCACGTACCAAGTCATACGGAGGTAATGCCGATGAAGTCATCCTGAAGTTATTCTCAATGACCGTGCTGTCGATTAACGGGATAACAGGCGCCGTAAATACCGTAGCCGTCACGGTGCTAATCAAAGTCCCTTCAAGGTAAATCAGGATGCTCCCAGGTATCACAATGATGATGTACGTGCATTCGTCATCGTACTGGAATGACTCAAAGTAGGACTGCGTGTAATCCGTGATCCCTTCGACCTGAGCGTTAAACAATGTCCCAAAGCGCTTACCAATCCCCCCTTGAGGGTAGGTGATGGTGTTCCTGGCGGTCTTTAGCCCGTTGTAGTACGCGTCCACTGTGACACGGCTGTACATCATGGGGGACAACTCACCCTTCGAGAAAATATCCTGTGACCACACTGCTTCAGCCATTATTGTACAAACCCATAACCGTCATAATCCGAAACCATCCGTCTGTTGAGAACAGGGATATCCACTTGAGAGAACTGAGGTCTATTCTGGCAATCAAGCGCCATGGCAATGCTTTGTAAGCGCTCCATGTCTTGCTTAAGTGCAGGGTAGTACTCAGTCTTCTGGGCGTTAGATAAAGCCAACGTCATCGAAATAATCGAAGAGTAGTAATCCGAAAAGTAACCAGGCCACTGCGAAACATCAGGCACGTAAACATACTCCATGTACAACGCACCTTGGTAGTTCGTGTAAACCTTACCCTCGGCATAAATATCCCAATCGTAAATATTGGGGTACAGCCTCAGCATCTTCACGTAACCAGCTGGAAGCAAATAAATCGTCTTATACTGGGGTGGTGGTGTTTCCGTCGACTGTGAAAGCTGTTGAATCTGCGTGGCAAAGCGCCAGTTGCTACGGCTAAACACGGCATTCAGTTTCTGGTCAAACACAGCATCAGCCGCAACCACAAGCTTATCACCCGAGGTCAGAGACGAAATAGGCGCGTGCCCCAGTTGTAGCAGGGCATTCGATATGATCGTAGTTCGCGTAAGTGACATCCCTATCCCTCTGGTGAAAGTTCATACGGTTAGTTTAGCACTAGGCTGATGCCATGACTAACATGCCATCCACATTCTTGTCTTTCTTGAATTGTTGGCGCTCGATTTTCTAGTTGCATCATGATTCTCCCATCTGCAAAATCTTCACAAGCTTGAGCATAATACTTTTCAAATACAGGTTTTGATTTACTCATGGGCTCGGTTATCAAAAAATGATAGCCGGTTCTTGATGTGGCGTGCCTTACCGCCTCATGCGACCAATTTTTGTTTTCGCCATAACATGGGTAAGACTTTTGGCACGCTTCATTGTAGGCTTCTTCAACACAAGGAGCGCCAATATCACTATGACTTGCCTTGCACCACTTGATAAACTTTGCCATCGGTGGCAGGAATGTATCGCCTGAGTTTCGAGCCATTTTTATGCCCTTCTCTAATTGGTCAGCACTTGTTATCCCATTTTCAAGTAACGCGAGCATCCATTCATATTTTGCTGACCCCAACGTGCCATTATCCTTAAGTGTGTGGATGGCGGCAGGGAAAATTGCGTCAAAGCGAATAAAAAGGTTGTTAATCATTAACGCTCTTTCTTTGCTTAAATCAGTCATGGCTCACCTCCTTTTTTCGCCCACCTAAATAGGCTCTTTCAAGGGACTCCATTCTATTTGGTGTCAGCCATGAGGAATCATGTTGCTGCTCTGTTCGTGATTGAGTTTGCTTATGCGAGGTTTGCTTTCGGTCTTTATTATAATTTTCTACCCATTCTAGCCTTAGTGAATACCATCCATTCTCAACCATTAGCTCAAAGCAGTCGGTTGGATCATAACCAGCCTCTCTGCATTTTTGTAGGGTGTTCATTAACCGAGTCCATGCGGTTGGCGTGACTGTCTTTTTCTTATCCCCACGTACCGTTAACCAATCTTGTATCAGCGACCCTGGTAATCCAAATGGATTGACGGTTAATAACTCAGAAATAAGAGAAGTATTTTTTGATGTGCTTATATTATTTTTTTCTTTATTTTTAATTTCTTTTTTTATATCTGTTTTAGTATCTGTTTTAGTATCTGGTATAGGTTGGTTAGTTTCATCCAATCCATTGGTTAGTTTTGTCCAATCCATTGGTTGATTCCAACCATTCAGAGAATATGCGGCCTCAAGCTCTGGGAATAACTTAATTCCAACCTCTGTGAATGAATACCAGCCAGTACGGTCATAAGATGTTTTGTTGTAACTTCCTTGCTGTATTAAATTGAATTCCTTGCATTTTTTTATGACTGTTCTGATATTTTGGCGAGTCCAATAAGGGAATAATCTTCCTAATGCATCTTGAGAATTGTATGACCAGCAAGCACCGTCATGAAAGTTTTTTTTGTTTGCGGCGTTCTTTATAATCCAGAAGTTCAAATTATTTAAGAAGACAGCTACATCTACTGTATATTTTTTTGCTATATCTGTATCAAAGCAGTGGTATGACATGATATACTTCCTTTGTTAATTGCTAGACCTATGTAATTGCAAAACCACACGCTGGTAACGTGTGAACTTAAGCAAGGAAGCTTACTCCTACTACTCCCAAGCAAACTCACTATATCTCAAATACTTAAATCGATCTACGCAAAGATTTTACCCAAAAAAAAGCGCCCCGAAGGACGCTAGGAGGTGAAATTGTTTTAGTTGAAATCGGCTACTGAGTACCAAACATCAACTTTATAAGCAGAGCCTGTTCCGCCCGTAAAGTCTTGAGTAGCTGTAGACAAATACAAACCTTCGTTCAAGGTGGTTGCATCAGTCAAAGTTGTATCAACTGGGCTAAAGCCAAAGCTTGTGTCAGCTGTAGCAGCAATTAACGTAGCAGCGGCTAATGTGCCTGTGGCAAACGTACCGCCAGCATCAGTGTCGTTCGCGTATTGCAATTGAACCGTACCACCAGCTGCAAGCACCGTGCCGCCGTAATCTATACGCAAAGACGCCCGATGAAGGATAATTTTCTTACCCGAGCCAGGGGCAGCTACAAGCACAACAGAGGCTGTGTTCGAGCCGATAAAATCAGCTAGGTCAACATCCACCTGAGCATGCTGAATTAACGTCTCAACAACTTTAGCCGATGTCACAGCTTCATCCGCAATCTTAGCTGTGGTTACAGCGCTATTAGCGATATTTGCTGTCTGAACCGTACCTGTCAAAGACATGCTTTCAGTTGTGATTGTGCGAGGGTTAGCTGTACGGTCAACCGTAGCTACTTTCAAAGCAAATGAAGCATCACTTGCGTTACCCATGATGATATCGCCCACAGCCAAGTCATAGATAGCACTTACTGGGTTGAAGTAACCAGCGGCAGCAACAGCGGCAGCATTGTCATCAGCGGTTGCATAGGTGAATAATGCAGGGCCGTTAACGACGGACGAATCAGTCAATGTAATCGCGCCTGAGTTGAACGCCAGGGTGGTTCGTGTGAACCGATTTAAATCAAAAGCCATGATAATTTCTCCAAGTAAGAACGTTAATTAAGCTGTGATATCACAATCAATGGCTAACACGCCTCGGTTGTCGATAACGACCGCACCAGCACTAAAGATACCGTTAATCAACCACGATGTGTTCTGAGGAACGTAGTTAATTTCGGTTCGGAAGTTCTTACCAACGGCCATACCTGTAGACATTTTGTGCCATGCAAAAGCGGTTTGAATATCACCAGCTAAAGGTAAGCCACCTTCTGTCATTTGTGGGATGGTAATCAGGTTAAAACCTAAGTACTTGGTTGCTTCACCACGGTCAATCGCACGAATATCCGTGTAGAAAGAAGACACGAACTGGTCGTCATTCATCAGGCTTCGTTTGTTAGCAGCGCTCATAGCAACATAACGCTCTTCAAGTGGAACCGCGTTGTCATCAAAGAATTCTTGAATCTGGATGAATTTCGCGTAGTTGAAGTTTGTTCCGCCGTTAACGATGGTATCGCCAGGGTTAGCATCAAATGCATCAATCAAGATTTGGTCAGAACGACGACCTAAAGCTTTAGCAACCAGCATGGCGTTTTCCATACGGGTGTCAAAGTTTACGGTAATTTCTTGAACCTCATCCACTGCGGTAGGCGCTGTGTATTTCAACAAAGTAGCGGTTACTTTTGAGTACCCAGGGTCTTGGATGGTTACAGCGGCCAAATAAGCTGTCTGTACGGCGATAACCTCATCGACCTTACGGAAGTCTACCGTAGCACCGATAACGTCGTGACGCGTCCGTACGGTGTCTCTAAGCAGGTGTCCGCTTGATTGGTATTCTGCCTTGACAAGGCTGTCAAACAAGGTTTGTTCAACGTTACTTAATGTTTGTGACATGGTTGTTACCCCTATTAGTTACGTAATGGAACCGTATTCGCTAATAAGGGCTTTCAGGCTCAGAGTATCCCGTGAGGGGTCCGACAAAGAAAGGTGTCCTTTTAGTCAACCTTCACTGAGGTTGATAGAACTGATGATTAATTGTCTTACAAGCCTGGCTTGCTGTCAACTTTTTCCTCTTCTTTCTTGGTGTCGGCTTGTTTTTTAGGGTCAACCACGTCGGTGTCGGTTATGCGTGAACAAAAGAACGAGCACGTGATAGGCCAGTAGCTTGCGCGACCCCTAAACGTCGTGTTCGTTTTTGTGTGTGTATGCGATTCATGCTTGTCATCCATAACAACCCCCAATCAAGAAGATTAGGTTTGAGTATAGCCTTGGTTGGTGTTTTTGGAAATCCGGTAGTGTAGCGCAGCGGAACGAGAGGATTCAGCAAGCGATAGCGCGGTAGG